GGATGAACCCGCCGCAGCCCGACGCCGGCAGCATCGAAGTCGAAATGTCCATCCGCAACGACGTGGACAACTACTTCGGCCGCATCAGCGAAGCCGTCCCGCCGCAACGCTACATGCTCCACACCCAAGAGCTGGTCGATAGCTGGCTCTTGGACATGAAGCTCTGCCTCGTCCAGACGCTCGCCCTCTGCCAGCAGTATATGACGCCCGAAGAAGTCGCCCGCGTCACCGGCAACCCCAATCTCCCGCTCACCGCCAGCCCTAATGACATCCGCGGGCGTTTTGACGTGGTGTGTGATTTCGATGCAAGGCTGCTCGACAACGAGGCGCTCGGAAAAAAGCTGGATTACTTGGCGTCAGTTCTCACTCCGCTGGACTCCTTCGGAGTCATAGATCGAGTAGGTTTGGTAAAATATATGATGCAGGCAGTAGACCCAAATCTCGCCGGCATCCTCATCAAAGACATCGGCGCCGCTACCCAGGCCGAGCAAGAAGACGAACAAACCGCCTTCGCAAAAATCGCCGCAGGCACCGAGCCGCCATTGAAAGAAGGCGGACAAAACGCGCAGGTAAGGCTGCAAACCTTGCAGCAAATCATCCAGTCCAACCCCGCCGTCCAACAGCGCTACGCCCAAGACGAAATCTTCCGCAGCATGATCGACGCGAGAGCGCAAGCCTTCCAGTTCCAGCTCCAACAGCAACAGAACGCCGTCATCGGCCGCACCGGCGCGCAGCCCGCGCTGCAAAAGCTGGCGCAAGACCAGCAACTCGGCATGCCCGCCGCTCCTTCCGCTTAATGCTCCTGCTGCCAACTGCCAACTGACCACCGCCAACTTCCCCATCCCATGCACCCCAACGTCTCCGTCAGAAACATCGCTGGACTAAACATCCCGCAGCATAACGCCGTCGAGCTGAATTACGTCTCCACGACAAACAATCTTTCCACGGTGGTCTACAAGGAAGGCAGCCAGACAGTCGCCACGCTCACCTTCACCTATGTTGGCGGCACGCCGTCCAGCGATGACGCAAAGATCGCCACAGTCACCCGCTCTTAAATCTCCAATTTCTAATCTCAAATGCCTTGGACGTTTAACCCCTTCAGCGGCACGTTCGATCAAAAAGGATCGGGCGGCGGCGGTGGCGCGTCCTACATCGACGGCGAAGTTGCAACATACGCAGACCTTCCGCTGGATGGCTCCGCCGTTCTCAACAGCGCATGGCTCGTCCGCACCGCCAGCGGCGTCTGGCCGGTTAGCCGCAAGCAGGCTGGCATTTACATCCGCACAGCGACCGGCGGCAGCAACCGCGACTCCGACTACACCTACGCTGGCACCATGCCGGACGTGTTCAGCGACTCGCAGTTCCTGCTCTACGACAACACCGACACCAGCAAAAACCTCGCCTTCGACCTCGGCAGCATCTCCGCCGGCACCACCCGCACGCTGACCATCGCCAACCGCTCCGGCACAAACGTCGTCTCCGACACCTCCGCAGGCAGCGGCAGCGACGTGGTCAACAACATCGTGAGCCTCACCACCGCCGAATACAACGCCATCGGAAGTCCCGACGCGGCCACGCTTTTTCTCATCACCGATCCGTAAGCTATGGCCCTCCTGCAAAAAGCCTATCTCGGATCGACCGCGCTGTTCCGCAATACATCGTGGTTTGAGGACGATGCCTATACCGTAGCCAATAGGTCTTCCACCGTCACCGTGACCGCCAGTGCCACCGCGCACACCAAGGGTTCATGGGTGCAGCTTATCGCCAGCACCAGCGCCAATGCCTCGGCCATCTATGTGGAGGCTAACGCGGCCTCCAACGGCTCTGACACCTCTTGCCTGCTCGACATCGGCACGGGAGCCAGCGGCTCCGAGACGGCCCTCATCTCTAACATCGCCATAGGCGGGGCGCGCTCGGTAGCAGGAGCCGGCAGCTACGCCTTTACCGTTCCCATCCAAGTGCCGAGCGGCACACGCATTGCCGCCCGAATCCAGCACATCACAGGCAGCGCGACAGGCACCATTCTGGTCGAAGCCCGCAACTACGGCAACTACGCGCAATCCCCGACCAGCGTTGATGTCATCGGCACCGACACTGCCACCAGCACAGGCACCGATTTTGCCGCCGCCAATACTTACGTCCAACTCACAGCATCTACGAGTCGCGCCTACCGAGGGATTGTCATTCTGCCGAATGCTTCGGGCAACAACTTGGCCAGCGTCAACGCAACCCTTACTTTGGCAAGTGGAGCCAGCGGGTCAGAGGTCGAGCTTGGCGCACGCTACGCCTCCTATGGCAACGCTGAATCCGTCACGCCCATTGATGACCTCCTTGTAGTTGCCAGTGTGGCCAGCGGCACCCGCCTCGCTGTGAAAATCCAAGGCCCGACGACAAACCTCGCCAACTACGGCGTCTGCCTCATCGGCATCCCCTAAAATGCAAAACTGGCACCTCCTCTACAACACCACGACCGGCGAGTCCGTCAGCATCGGCACGATCATCGCCGATCCGCTCCCGGCAGGCATCACCGCGCTCCCGCTCACCGACGAGCAAGGCGAAGGCTTGCAAAACGGCGCTCTCATCTGGGACGCGGCCACCCGCACACTTATCCCCACGCCGCCGCCGAGTGTGACCGCCGAAGAACACATCAAATCCGTCGGCCTCGGCGGCGAACGCCAGCCCACGCTTTTGTATCTGCGCCAGTCCCTCACCGCCGCAGGCAAAACCTGCGCCGAGCTGGACGCCGTCGAAGCCTACTTGCAGCAGATCCTGACAATGTTCGCCGCCAATCCGGCGCCGCGTAACGACTGGCCGAATCCCAGCGTCACCTTTGAAGCCGCCGTGCAGTCGGCCATGAACGCACTGAATAGCTAATGCGCACCGTAACTCTCCAATCTATCCTCCTCCGCGCATGGCAACGTGTCGGCAACGATGCGTCCACCATCGACGCCATCCCATCCGGCGCAAGAACCATGATGACCGCCGCCGCCAACGAACGCATCGCCGACTGCTGGGAGTGGACGGATTGGCCGGAACTCATGCGCGTCGAAGAACGCACCGTCGAAGGCAACGAGACCAACGGCTACTTCATCCCCTACGAGCAGAGCGGCCAGACCGCCATGGGTGAAGTCTTCGCCGTCCTCCGCGACAACCCTGCAACCCACGTTGCACCCCGCCAGATCGGCTACACCCTCCTCGGCGACAACGTCCGCTTCCCGCAAAGCACCGACCTGCCAACCACCGTCTGGGTCAACTTCCGAGTGCGTCCGACCGAATACTCAGCAAGCAACCTCTCCGCGACCGTTCCCGCCGTCATCGCCAAAGCCGTCGCCCTCATGCTGACCTCCGATCTCCTCACCGAAGACGGCCAGCTCGACAAAGCACTCGCCATGGAACAACTCGCCGAGTCCGAGCTGATTAGCCAGCGCGACAAATACTACTTCCAACAAAACCAACCCTCCATGTGGACCGCCCGCGTCAACCAATACTAAAAACCTATGCACCCTAACGTCTCCCTCACAAACTTCCGCACCAAGATCGTGCGGTTCACGCCAGTCGTAGACACCAGCGCCTATGCCGCCGGTGATGTCCTCTTCGACACCACTGCCGTTGAACTCAGCAGCAACACCGCAGCCGCCGCCCGCGGCACCATCCTCACGGCCAGCATCATTGACCGCGACGATGAATCCTCGCAGACCATCACCCTATATTTCCTCCGCAGCAACGTCAGCCTCGGCACGGTCAACTCGGCGCCCAGCATCTCCGACGACAACGCCGCCGAGATTATCGGCACCTGCACTGTCACGACCGGCACCGACTTGGGCGGCTGCAAATACGGCGAGACCAGCGGACTCGTCCTGCCCTTCGAGCTGCCCGCGCAAACCCTCTTCGTCGCCGCCACGACCGGCGGAACGCCGACCTTCACCGCCGCCAGCGACATCCGCGTGCGCCTCAGCCTCCAGCTCGAAAGCGCCGCCTAAGACTCCATGCCGCTGCCATTTTCCAGACGCGCTTTGCAGACAGCGCCGAGCTTCTCCCGCGACTTCGCGGGCCTGAAGACGCTGGATCATGGTGTCGGCCCCGCCATCACCTTCACAAGAGCCAGCAACGCCACCTTCTTCGACGCGAGCGGCACCCTGCAAACCGCCGCCAACGACACGCCACGCTTCGACCATTCCGGCGGAAGCAGCTTGGGGCTTCTCATCGAGGAGGCCAGAACCAATAGCATCCGCAACTCGCAGGCTGGTGGTTCGACCAATGGGGTGATTGGGAGTGGTGGGGTTTTGCCGACGAACATGAGCGGCGGTGCAAATCTCAATGGCGTGTCCACAGAAGTTATAGGAACAGGCACAGAAAATGGCTTGTCGTATGTGGATTACAAAATTAGCGGCACGCCAACGGGAAACGGAACTACGTTTCTAAACTTTGAGTCAAGCAGTCAGGTTGCAGCATCATCCGGTCAAACATGGACTGAAAGCGCGTATGTGAAGCTCGCCGCCGGAAGCGTCACAAATGCAACTGTTGGGATAAATCTTGGATCTCGCACAAGCGCAAACGTTCCAACAGGTGATGGCACGCTGGTAAATTTTACACCAACATCCGCATCTCTTGCTACGCAGCGCAGGACGGTTACTCGCACTTACAATGATGCAACAACGGCCTTTGCCTTTCCAGATGCCCGCGTCGTCTACACCAACGGCAACCCCATCGACCTAACCCTCCGCATAGCCGCCCCGCAGCTAGAGCAAGGCGCATTCGCCACGTCCTACATCCCGACGACCACCGCCGCCGCCACCCGCGCAGCGGACAGTGCGGTCGTCACGCCGATCTCCAGCTTCTATAATCAGAGCGAAGGGACGTTGTTTGCGGAGTTCAGCAGGAATCAAGTCGTTGCCCAAGGTCGCTTTCTATCTTTTACAAACGCTGCTGATTTGTTTGTTAACTTCCTAAACCTTGAAACCGGATACGGCAATCCAGCACTTCACCGAATAATCAGCACGAACGGCACGTCTGTTGCAAGCGGGCCAGCAGCGGGCAACGTGGCGGGAACAATATACAGGCTGTCTGGCGGATATTCATCGACATCGATAATAGCCGCACAAAATGGCGTCTTGGAGGCGCAGGCCGCTGTGACGGGAACTCCTACCGGCATCGACTCAATGGCAATCGGCGCAACGCGCAGCACGACAACCGTTGACCGTCAGCTCAACGGCCACATCCGCAAGATCGCCTACTGGCCCCGCCGCTTGAGCAACACGCTGCTGCAACAGCTCACGACGTAACATGAAGGACTACCTCTACAAATTCCCCGACGAGCAGACGGCCCAAAACGCACTGGCCGATTACTACGATGCCGCGACCGGCTGGAAGACCAGCGGCGAAGGCTATGCTCTGGATGCGGTGGGTATGCTCACCAACGAAGAGACCGTCCTCGACGGCTGGCACCTCAACCTCCGCGTGACCGACGACCGGCCTGATCCGGCGGCAGACTACGCGGTCACGCCGACACAGCAGCGGAGGGTGTGGCTTTGAGAGACCAAGAGACTAAAAGACTAAGAGACTTATGAGCATCACGCACTTCCATCACCATTTCACAACGACCGAGAAGGGCGTCATCGGCACCGCGACCAGCATCGGATCGTCCATCTTTTCAATGTTACCCCACCTTGAAGCAACCCTCCGTATAGGCGGACTTATTATAGGAATTTTGGTCGGACTGGCCACGCTCATCAGCGTCCTTCACGACATCAGAAAGAAACAGAAAGAACTAAACAAATGAGAAACTGGAAAACGAACCTGCTCGGAGCACTCACTATCATCGCCAGCTTGTCCACGGCCGGACGCGAATTTCTGGCCAGCGGCACAATCCCTGACCTCGGCCTCGTCGGCGCAAGTCTACTCGCCGGTTGGGGCTTGGTCATGGCGAAGGACAACAACGCCCGCCTCTGAATCCATGAGCCACGCCCGCGTCACAAAACTAGTTGCAGTTGCGATCCTCGCCGCGAGCTGGGCTGCTCTTGCGGCTGGGTGCGTCACGCTTGGCTACGACTTCATTAAGCAGCAGGCCACCGTCACGTTCGACGCGAAGACTGTCAAAGAGCCATCCAAGTGATCCCCAAGAGCCGACCACAACAAAAGCGCGACGAGACGCTGAAGCAGCTCAAGGCTGCCAACGTCAGCGATCCGGTGTGCTTGGTCGGCATTCGTGGCTACTACCGCGACAGCATGGGCGCGACTGGCAAGAACGACCGAGGCATCTACGACGACGCCATCATCCTTGTTTCGCCCAATGTCCACGCCGCCTTCAACGCCAACGTCGATCCGGCCCGCAGCGGAAAGAATCCCAAGGTCGGCAAAGGCTACGCATCCCTCAAGTCAGGTGTCTACCGATACCGACTGGGCAAGCACGGCATTCGGAGCGGCAACCCTTACAAGGCTTTGGTGCAAGGCGATGCAGTCACCGTCCAGCGCGACGGCGGCAAGGAGGAGACCGGCTTCTTCGGCATCAATATCCATCGCGGCGGAATCACCCGCACCAACAGCGAAGGCTGCCAAACCCTGCCGCCCGCGCAATGGCCCGCCTTCATTGCGCTCGTCGAGTCCGAGATGAAACGCAACAACGCCAAAACCGTCAGCTACGTCCTGACCAGCCGGAAGGACGCTGCCTAATGGCATTAGAAAGTCCAGTCCAACGCGATGGCGACGCCGGATTCCTCGGCTTTGCCTCGCGTCTCAACCCTCTCACGCTTCCGGCGGGCATGCTGCAAGACAGCGTGAACATGCGCTTGGATCGCGGAGTCGCACAGACCCGCAAAGGCAGCAAACGCCTCACCGACACCATCGGCACGACCGGCGCCCCGCTGACATTGGATTTCACGCTCGGCACCGACAAGGCCGTCACCTCAATCACCCGCGCCTCAACCACGGCCACAGTCACGGCGACCGCCCACGGCTTCACCACAGGCGACCAGATCAACATTCGCGGCGCCGATCAGACCGACTACAACGGCGACTTCATCGTCACTGTGACGGACGCCAATACTTTCACCTACACCGTCAGCGGCAGTCCCGCGACACCGGCCACCGGAACCATTATCGCCAACAACGGCCCCGAAGTGCGCGACAGCTACGAGGGCGGACTCTACGCGGCCGGTGTCTTCGCCTCGCAAAACTACGACAACGCGAACGAATACATTGTCCTCGCCGGATCGGATAGCGCCACGCTTTACCGGCAGGGACAATCTCCGGTGGTCAAGACTTACCCGACAAGCCCCGCTGAAAAGATTGAAGGCACAGACACCGTCAGCGTTGTCCAAGCCTTTGACCGTCTCTACATCCTCCGCGAAGCCGACCGCGCCGTCACCGGCTGGGAGCAAAAGCTCACGACCGCTTCCGGCATAACGGTCAGCACCACCACGGCCACCATTAACGTCACCGCCCACGGCTACCCCGAAGGCGCCCGCGTCCGCATCGAAGGCAGCACAACGCCCGCGTTCGACGGCCACGAATACGACGTTACAGGTGTCGCTACAGACTCTTTCACGATTACCGTTCCAAGCGGCACTGCAACCCACGCTGCCGCAGGCATCAAGGTTCGCCGCGTGAAGCCCCCAATCTATTGGGACGGCGGCGCTGGCAACTTCGTCCGCGCCACCGCAGGTGTGCCAAGCGAAGGCGTCACCTACACCCGCATGCCGAGTGTCGGCTGGGCGAGTTACCATAACAATCGGCTATGGATCGCCAAGACCCGCGACACGGTGGGCATCAGCGACGTTTTGGACTCCGACTTATACGACCCATTTTGGAACAGCTTCCGCGCAGGAGCGGGCGGCGACGACCGCATTGTTGCAGTGCATCCATGGATTGAGGGGCAAGCACTCGTCTTCTGTAGGAAGTCCATCTGGCTCGCCACGCTCGGCCAAGTGTCGTCCACAGACGGCAGCGACTTCTCGGTAAACACTCCGGTGTCGTCTCTCACGATGCTCACCAACGAAATCGGATGCAGCGCCCGCAACGCGATTGTAACCGCAGGCTCGTTCGTCTTCTTCCTTAGTGATGCGGGAATCTACCGCCTCGACAGCAGGCTCGACCTTAAACTTCGTGGCGACACCAAGCCCCTCTCCGAACCAATCGCCGACCTGTTTAGCCAAGTGGTGCAGTCCCGCGTGGAGAAGTCCGCGTTCGGGGTATGGCATGCCAACCGCTACCTCATTGCGCTCCCGACCAGCACAGAACCGCTTGACGGCAACCAGCTCGTCATTGCGTGGAATGCCCTGACAGACACATGGGAATACCGCGACACTTATCCGTCCAGCGCCTCGGTCAACCAGATCCTCGTTGCCACCCACAGCAACAACCGTCGCGTCTTCAGTATCCCGCGCGCGGGCAACCTTTACCTTTTGGAAGAAGTCACCGCCGCCACCGACGACAATGCTGTCAACGGCGGCACCAGCCCAGTGGTCGGCAGCATCAAGACCCGCCGCTACGACTTCGGCGACATGCACAGCAAGCGGTTCCTCCGCGCCATCGCCGATGTCGTTATTCCGGCTGGCGCCAGCGTCACGACCAAGATCAGCACGATCAATCCTGACACGGAAGCAACGGTGGGCACGCTGACCAATAGCGCAACCAGTGCCGAGGACTACAACATGAAGACGCCGGTGCGCTACAAGGCGCATAGCGCTGAAGTGATTTACGAAACATCCGGTGGGCGGCCGGAAATCAGATCCGCCAGCATTGAGGCCAGCCCCAAGAGCCAGCCTCCGACCGAAACCAGAAACGCAGCTTAACCTATGGCATCATTCGACTACACATTCACGTCCGGCGACACCGTCACACCGACCAAACTCAACGCGGCTCGCAACGTCAAGGACATCGTCAACGCTGACATCAAGAGCGATGCGGCGATTGCTGGAACGAAGGTTGATCCCAACTTTGGAACGCAGGCGCTTACTGCCGGTGCGGGCAGCGTTATCACTGGCAATACCTCAACGGATGCGCTGCGGATCACTCAAG